TCTCAATTCGTAAAATATATTTTTAAAATAATTTGGATAATTCATAAATTATTCGTATATTTGTATAAATTTTAAATTAAACTGTATGGAAAAACAAAAATTAAATCGTTTCGTAAGCAAGTACAATCTTGCAGGATTAGTAGAATCCGTAAAATGGGAATCAAAGGATGGTTCATTAAACACTTCATTCATTTCTGATGATAAGTCAGTTTTAGGTTCAGTTACACTTAAAGAGTTTGAATCAACAAATGCAATATTAGGTGTGTATGATACATCAAAACTTTCAAAAATGTTGTCTACATTAGATGATGATATTGAATTTTCTATTCAAGAAGTGGATAAAAAATCAGTATCTTTAAAGTTCAAAGATAAATCTACATCTGTGAACTATATGCTAGCTGACCTTTCAGTTATTCCAAATGTTCCAGATTTGAAACAACTACCAAAATTTGATATTGAAATTAAATTAGATTCTAATTTTATTAACAAATTTATTAAAGCAAAAAGTGCTTTGGCAGATGAAAACAACTTTACTTTTACTTGTAAGAGTGGTAAGGGACAAATCGTATTGGGTCATTCTAACATCAATACTAACCGAATTTCAATTGATGTTGATTGTAAGTGTAATGGTGATGTAGAACCAATTTCTTTTTCAGCAACGTATCTTAAAGAGATTCTTGTTGCAAATAAAGAGGCATCCGATGCAACTCTTAACATTTCAACACAAGGATTATCACACATTCATTTTGAAATTGACCAATATGTTAGTGATTATTATCTTGTAGAAATCCAGTCATAATTAATGAGTAAGTACTTTTACGAAAGAAGTAAATTTTCCGAATTTAAATCCAACACATCTTATCATCGGTTGTTAGAAATGACCGATGATGAGTTTATTGTTTGGGCTAAACTATTGCGTAAAGAAGTCACTAACCAATGGGATATTAGTGGAACTCCTCCTGTAATTGGTAAAGATGAAAAAAGTATCATTGAAAACTTCAAAAAACTTAAATCAAATCCAGCTGATTATTTGGAAAAAGATTTAAGTGGTGATGATGAATCATTGGGTATTATTCAAAACTTTAACAAAGATGCATCAGTTGTAAATCAGTTTTTTCCAACAATGTTAAAAACTAAAATAACAACTGGTAAATCTGCAGATGGTGGGTTATCAATCTACGATCATTTTGCTGACCCTAATCTTGAAGAAACATTTGTAAAGATTATGAGAAGGGCGGTAAAAAGGGATTCAATGTATTCTTGGTCAAAATCAATTGTTGATAAAAAAGATGAAAATCCTTTTTGGAATGGACAAGGTGCGATAGATTTCATAAAAGATATACACAATGGAAATGTATTCATTGGAGAATGGTCTAATTGTCAAATTTGGATTTCAAAAGTAAACACCAGAACAATTGAAAATTATGGAACATTCAACAAAGAATATATTGGTCATGGTAATTTGTATTTAACTGCAACACAAGTACAACAACTCAAAAATGAAGGTTTTTTAACAAAAACACAACTATCAAACATTAATAGAATAGAAGAATCACATACATCTGATACTGGAAATGTACAACATTATGTATATCAAATCAGATGGTATAATAAAACCGATGGTATTTTTCCAAAAATTCTACAAGTATTTCGTTTGAGTTGTGGACAACCCGCCGTAAACTTTCCTGCATTGACTGCTAAATGGATTTACGAAAACTATACAAATCATATTGATCAAAAAGAACCTTTGGTAATATATGATTCTTCATCTGGATGGGGTGGTAGAATAATTGGTGCAATGAGTACTCGTAAGAAAGTACACTATGTAGGTACTGACCCGAATCCTGATAATTTTATTAATGAGTTGGGTATATCAAGATATGAATATGTTGCAAAATTCTATAATGATAAATGTGTTGATGATTATTCAGAAAAACTTACTCAATTCTTTGAAGTTAAAAAGCAAGGAAATACATTCGAACTATTTCAGGATGGTTCGGAGTTAATATCAAATAATCCAATATTTCAGAAATATAAAGGTAAATTAGATATTTCATTTACATCACCGCCTTACTTTAATAGAGAACAATATTCACAAGATGAAAAACAATCATTTAAGGCGTATGGTGAATATGATGATTGGAAGGATAATTTTTTACGCCCTACATTAACAACTATTTATGAATATCTTAAAAATGATAGATATATTCTTTGGAATATCGCAGATATTAAAATTGGAGAAAATACTTATTATTCATTAGAACAGGATTCAATTAATATTCTAAAAGAATTGGGGTGTGAATATAAAGGTAAAATTAAAATGTTGATGACACGAATGGTAGGATTAGACCCTTCAAAAACTGGAATCAAAAATTCAGTTGAATATGAAGATAAAGTATATAAATTTGAACCTATATTTGTATTTCATAAAAAATAAATTATAAAATTATGGCATTCTTCGAAGAAAATAATGAAACTCAAAAAGCTGATAATTCACTTTGGGTAGAAGCATACCGTCCTAAAAAATTAGAAGATTATGTTGGTAATGAACATCTAAAAGAAAAAGTTAAAGGATATATTGAAAATAATGATGTACCACATTTACTTTTTTATGGAAAGGCAGGAACTGGTAAAACTACACTTGCAAAATTAATTGTAAATTCAATAGATTGTGATTACATTATAATCAATGCATCCGATGAACGTAATGTTGATACCATTAGAGATAAAGTAAAGGGGTTTGCATCTACAATTGGATTTAAAAAATGGAAAATTATTGTATTAGATGAGGTTGATTATATGAGTTATTTAGCACAACCAATGCTTCGTAATATTATGGAAACCTTTTCAAAACATTGCAGATTCATTTTGACGTGTAACTATGTAGAAAAAGTAATTGAACCAATTCAATCACGTTGTCAAACTTTTCAAATTATACCACCAACTAAAAAAGATGTTGCTGTATCTATTTCAAAGATTTTAACATCAGAGGGAGTTAAATTTGAACCAAAGAATTTAGTTCCAATTATTGATGCAGGATATCCTGATATTCGTAAGATTATCAATACCTGTCAATTAAATTCTCATAAAGGTGAATTGAAAGTAGATGTTCAAAATCTTTTAGAAAATGATTATAAAATGAAAATATTGGATACTCTTAAATCAAATGATGATAAACGAAATCGTTATATGAAATTAAGGCAAACCTTAATTGATAGTAGAGTGACTGATTTTAGTGAATTATTTACACTCCTATACGATAAGGTAGATGAATTTGCACCAAATAATACAGCTAATGTAATCATTGCACTTTCACAAGGGCAATCAAATCATTTTCAATCCATAGATAAAGAGATTTCTATGGCTGCGTGTTTGATTGAAATAAATAATCTAATATAATGGCAAAAAGTTTATTTGATCACATCAATGCTATTTGTAAAGACCAAAACAAAAAGTATTGGGATACATTAGACGAATCAGATAAAAAAACTTGGAGTAATTACATGGTTTTTAGATTTTTATCTATGAATCCTGATTTTACTCCTATTGTTGCACAATTACAACCCATTCTACAAGAAGTTCCACCAAAGGCACTCTATCTTGCGTTAATTGATATTATACCAAAAGGGAGGTATTTTTTAAAATATATTAAACCAAAATCTGCAGATAAGTATGAGGAATGGTTAGTAGAATTGGTATCAAAACACTATGAGGTATCAAAATTACAGGCTGAAGATTATTTAGAAATTCTTTATGAAAGTAGAGGTGGTAGAGAAAAAGTTAAAGAATTATGTGAGGCGTATGGTGTGGATGTTAAGCAAATTACCAAATTAAAATTAAATGTTTAAAAAAACTTATTAGTTTTTAGAAAAAAATAAATATATACGATAATTATAAACGAAAAAGTATGACTCAAGAACAATTCATTCATTGGTTAGATGGATTCCTTGACGGAAAGGAAGTTTCACAAAACCAGTCTCTTAAAAGAATTAAGGAAAAATTTGAACAAGTTAAAAGTGTTTCAACTTTCCAAAATCAATATTCCGCTTCTCCAGGAATTACATCTGGAACTACAAACCCCTATTCCCTATATGTAACAACTTCATCTGGCACACCAACTACAACAAAATCAGATGGTTCAAATGAAAAGCAGTTGTTAACGGACATAAAAAATGAAGGTTTATAAACGTATAAATAAAAAAATATGAAATATCATCTAACTTACGATGACATTCAACTAGTCCCTCAATATTCAGAAGTACCTTCCCGAACACAGATAAATTTAAAAACTCTTTTATCTAGGAGATATGGGTTATTAAACCCAATTGTAGCATCTCCAATGGATACGGTGTGCGGTGAAGAAATGGCATACAAAATGTTTTTATTAGGTGGAGTTGGGTGTGTTCATCGTTTTTTGAGTATAGAAGAACAAAGTAAAATA